ACAACGTCGTACTGCTCACGGACCTTTCTCCTGCGGCGGAGGCCGCGGCAGCTATCGACGCCGATGATCTGCACCGTGTGTTTTATGTTGGCGTAACGCGAACACGAGAAAATCTTTATCTCGTAGAACCCGAAGACCTTAACCGGAGTTACTTAATATGAAGCACCCGGGGGATAATTTAGAGAAATCGCGCGCGTATGTAAAAACCATTCCTTTGGCCGACTTAAAGGATTTAGTCGCGCGTTACCATTATTCTCGCGGAGGAGCGAATACAGCGACATATCGGCACGGGCTGTTTTTAGACGGAAAACTAATAGGTGGCGCGTGGTGGATACCGCCCACAAAATCGGCAGCGAAAGCAAACTATGCCGGGGATTGGAGACGTGTTTTGTCTCTTTCTCGCCTCGTGTGCATTCCGGGAGCGCCGCGGAATAGCGCGAGCTTTCTCTTATCTCAATCAACCAAAGCGGTGAAAAAGGACGGGAGGTACGACATGCTTTTGACATATGCCGACGAGTGGCAAGGGCACACAGGGGCCATATACAAGGCGTGTGGTTGGACCTACGCGGGAAAAACTTCCCCGGAACCCACTTTCGTAAACGCACAAGGTGTGATGATGGGCCGAAAAAGAGGGCCGAAAACCTATACTCGCGCAGAAATGGAGGCGATGGGATTTGAAATCGTGGGACGTTTTTCTAGGCACCGTTATACCAAAAACTTACAGAGCGGGACGCAACGAGGAGCTACCTGATATGACCCGAGACAACGTCGTGTTGTTCACGGACCTGAGTCCTGCGGCGCAGGACGGCGAGGGAGACGATCTGCACCGTGTGTTTTATGTTGGCGTAACGCGAACACGAGAAAATCTTTATCTTGTAGAGCCCGAAGACCTTAACCGGAGTTATTTAATATGACGCGTGACGAAATTCTTGATCTGGCGAAGCAACTCATCAACGGCGACCGCAACGACGACTACGGAGAGGCTTCCAAGAACTTCGATGATATCGCTCAAATTTGGGGCGTCGTTTTGAACCGACCTGTTACGCGCAAAGAAGTGGCTCTTTGCATGGCGGGAGTAAAGATGGCGCGGCTGGCCAAATCCCCCGACCATGACGACTCTTGGGTCGATCTCTGCGGATATGCCGCACTGGGAGGAGAGTTTTAATGTCGGGGTTTCAGCTTATGGCATTCGGGCCGACAAGCGATTGGGTGCCCCCGGCAGAACTACCCGACATCTTTAGTGCGAAGAAAATCGCGATTGACGTTGAAACACGCGACCCGGACCTGAAGAAGAACGGGCCCGGCTGGCCTACAGGCAACGGCGAGGTTGTTGGTTATGCAATCGCGACAGAGGAGTGGGCCGGGTATCTCCCGGTCAATCATCTGGGTGGCGGCAACCTAGACAAGCGTCTGGTCAACAAGTGGCTCAAGAAAGTATTCGAGTGCCCTGCTGACAAGATCATGCACAACGCCCAGTACGACATGGGCTGGATCAAGCAGATGGGCTTCACCATCAACGGGCGCGTCATCGACACGATGCTGATTGCGTCCCTGCTGGACGAGAACCGCTTCAGCTATTCGCTCAACGCCCTGTCCTACGACTATCTCAACAAGACCAAGTCTGAGAAAGCTTTGATAGAGGCGGCCCGTGAGTTCGGGCTCGACCCCAAGTCCGAGATGTGGAAGATGCCCGCGCCGTTTGTCGGGCCCTACGCCCAAGCAGATGCCGAGCTTACGCTGGAACTATGGGCGCGGTTCTCTTCTGAACTCAGCAAGGAAGAGCTCTGGCCCATCGCAAATCTTGAACTCGATCTCCTGCCCTGTCTGGTGGACATGACGTTCCGGGGTGTCCGGGTCGATCTCGACCGGGTGGAGAAGACGCGTGATTACCTTTTGAAAAAAGAGAAGAATGTCCTCAAAGAAATACGGCGAGTTGCGGGCAAAGATGTCGAAATCTGGGCAGCCAAGTCACTGGCAGAAGCATTTGACGAAGTCGGCGTCCCCTACCCCAAGACTGAAAAAGGTGCGCCATCTTTCACGAAGGCGTTTCTTTCAGAGCATCCTCACGAACTTCCCCGTCTGATTACGCAGGCGCGGAACCTGAACAAGACTAGCGGTACGTTCATCAACACCATCCTGAACCACTGCCATGATGACGGGCGTATCCACGCGCACATCAACCAGATCAGGTCGGACAATGGCGGGACGGTGTCGGGTCGTATCTCGATGAACAACCCCAACCTGCAACAAATCCCGGCCCGCGATCCAGAGCTTGGCCCCATGATCCGGTCGCTCTTTCTGCCGGAAGAAGATCAGCAGTGGGCGGCCATTGACTACTCGCAGCAAGAACCACGGATCTTGGTCCATTACGCACACGTCTACGGCAAGAGCCGCGGATCAGAATTGTCCGGCGCGGCAGAGTTTGTCGAGGCGTACAACACGGACCCCAACACCGACTTCCACACGATGGTCGCCGAGATGGCGAACATTCCGCGTAAGCAGGCCAAGATCATCAACCTCGGCATGATGTACGGCATGGGCGTGAACAAACTCTCTGAACAGCTAGACATCCCTGTCGATGACGCCAAGGCCATCATCCGGCAGTACCACGACCGGGTGCCGTTCGTTAAAGGTTTGATGACGGGAGTGATGAACAGGCTGAACGACCGAAGCAGTAGCGGGTCGATACGATCTATCCTCGGTCGCAAGTGCCGCTTCGATCTCTGGGAGCCCGACACGTTCGCCATGAACAAGGCGCTGCCGTATCGCGAAGCGGTGCAGGAGTACGGCGATACTACCCGTCTCAAGCGGGCCTACACCTACAAGGCGCTGAACCGCCTGATCCAAGCGTCCGCTGCCGACATGACTAAGAAAGCGATGGTCGATATATACGCCACGGGCCGCGTGCCTCTGATACAGGTGCACGACGAAATCGCCATGTCCGTAACGGGACGGGAAGAAGCGGAAGAGATCGCCAGCATTATGAAAGCCGCTGTGCCGTTGGAGGTTCCGGCGCAGTGTGATATAGAAATAGGTGCTAGTTGGGGTGAAGCGGAATAACGCTCCCTCTCTGGCTCCTCCCTTGAACTGACCCCGCTTTGGCGGGGTCTTTTTTGTCTTGCGCTAACCAACTTATCGTATATATTCGCAGGCGAAAGGAGGTGGAGTATGGATACCACCAAATGGAAGTCTGTTCTGGTTCCTATCGAGGTCTATCTCGACATCAAAGAGATGGCCAAGAAGCAGGGCCGCACGATCAGTGGTCAGCTAAAGATCATGCACAAAGACTTTAAGGAACATAACCCGGATGGCTAAGAAGACCACAGGTCCGGTTTACACTGTCCCAGTCAAGAAGAAGACTACGATTGGGCACAGCACTCGCACTCGTCCTAAGAGCAAGGACCAGCGGCGCAACTTCAAGAAGTACAGGGGTCAAGGAAAATGATTGAGACAATCGTGGCAATAGCCGCGCTTAAACTTGCGATATACGCCGTGGTGTGGGTCGCCACCAATGCTTGAAGCAATGGTGGTGTGCCTCGCCACGGCTGTTTATTTTGAGGCAAGGGGAGAGCCACGCGTTGGCCAGCAAGCCGTCGCGCATGTGGTTTTGAACAGGGTCCGTGATCCGCGGTTCCCGAATAACGTCTGTGATGTCGTAAAGCAGGGCCCACGGTACAAGTGGAACCCCGACATCCCCGTCAAGCACCGCTGCCAGTTCAGCTACTATTGCGACGGGAAAAGCGACGAGCCGAAGGACACGAAAGCCTACAAGCGGGCTTACAACATTGCGTTGAGAGCCATCGCCGGAGGATCAGACGATCCGACCGAAGGCGCAACGCATTATCACGCGCACTATGTTTACCCCGAATGGGGCACGCATGAGCGCCGGGTGGTCCGTATCAACGACCACATCTTTTACAAGTGGGAGAAAGCCGATGGCTGATATTGAATGCCCCGACTGCGGCGGGATAGGAAGGGTCGAAGACGAGTATCAGGTGGGTGGTTACGATCCGGACCCGTGGACCGAGGTCCGTGTGAGGTGGATCGAGTGCGAACGATGCGGTGGTTGGGGCGAGATCAAGGCAGATGACTAATGTGACAGATTATTATGAAGAAGTGCTGCTACGATGACTAATGTGACAGATTATGCTGCTCCGGGAGGGTGAGGGATAATGACTGATTGCCTGCACTGCGGAACGCCCATGATTGTCGGTGGCAATCACGACTGTGATGAAGAGTACGGTGGTGAATACATCATCGTCACGAACTACAGTTGCCCGGACTGTCACGCCACCATGCTGTTCTATACGCCTAACGAAGAGACAGCGCCTCAATAGCCGCGGTCCACGAATCTTCTTCTAGGTTGTCGTCCAAAAAAATATCCGCTCGTAAACGAGCGGTCTTATTGTTCAAAGCGGCAGTGGGCTGAAACATCACGCGCTCTATGTCTGCCGCGACCAGCGCTACGATCTCCGAACCCGATTTATCCAAGGGCCGTTTATCTGAGCCAGAGCTCGTGGAGAAATGATAGTAGAGCGTCTTCCGGTCTTTCTTGATAACCGACGACTTGACTTGGATCCGGAGCAACTGCCCACGGACCTCGGCTATGATGTCCGCTTCGTTGTAGTTCACGATGGCGCAGTCCACCCCAAGCTTCATAAGCTTGAGAGCGCAGATCAGTTCGCCAATCGTCCCTCGCCGGATGTTCAGCATAAAAAATTATACAAAGGTATTTTTCAGATTGCATCCACGAATGCGCTGATATAGGATACTCAAGCTGGACGTTTTACTCATGGACGGCCATGCATGACTCCTTGTGGAAACGGTCCCCTTTTGTCTCCGGGGGCCGTTTCTTTTTTATTTGACATACTCGCATACGGGATCTACGCTGCCCCCATAAGCAAAAGGAGGAGTTATGCAATCCCGCATGATGAGTTTAGTCGAGGCCAATACCAACGCCGTGGTCGGCTTGGTGGTCTCTTGGTGCTTCACCTACTGGGGCCTGCCCCTGTTTGGTCTGGAGCCCAGCCCGGTCGAAGCGACCCAAATCACCGCCGTTTATTTCTTTCTAAGCGTAGGGCGCTCTTACGTTCTGCGTCGTGTGTTTAACCAGTTGCGCCCTCGGAGGTTTGTTCGATGAGTATCGCTAAGCGCCTCATAGAAGAGGAATTAAACAGAAAAAGCCAAGCCGAAATAGACAGAGATGAACTAGACGAAATAAACGAAATATACTTGTCGAAGATGCGAAGCCGAAAAGACGAAATAGACAAAGATGAACTAGATGGGGCGGAGGTGAAAAGCCGCGCCTCCGACATGTCGTGGCAAGAAGCCTGCGCTCAGATCGACGATCTGATAAAATCTTCCATCCGGCGAGACGATTTCTCCTCAAAAGAGAGGATAGAATTGCTCGCAGCATGGGAGAGGATACAGCGCGGGTGATCGATTTCGATGACGAGGATGAAGATCAAAAGGAAGCTTATGCGAAAGCCATGAGCGCGATGATTGATCTGTCAAAAAAGTTAGAGGATTTACCGGAGTCCCCGCGCCTTGCGGGGATTACCACGGGAGCTTGTATCGAGCTCCTGATGTCTCTGGAAGATGCCGAAGACATCCTGTCGGTGATTGCTGCTTCGATGCACCATGCACGAGCGATCCTAAACAGCAATTACCTCCACCACGAAGATAAGGAGAAATTACATTGATCCCCGGCAAGCTTTACATGCAATCCAACAACCGAATGTGGCGGTTGGTCCAGCAGCTAGATGGCGACCTTTGGTTCGCCCACACGGTCGTCGCAGACAGCATGCACATGCAGGGCGTCAGCACGCCCATCCATGTCATTAACGTCTCTTATATGGAGGAAGCCCCGGATGTGGAAAATGCCTTGGCAGCAAGATGACCACCCCAGCGACGTTGTCTGTCGCATGTTCTACGTCTATCGCAAAAACACGATGGACATCGCAAAAACTTTGAACATCAAAGAATTTGAGGTGTGGAACCACCTCAACGAGGGAGGCCGTAAGTGGCTGAAGAAGCACAAAAAATCATGTTCGTAAACCAGTACACCCGAGCGGGCGTGAACGGGAGAGACATCTCCTGCCCGAAGTGCCTGAGCGGGTCGCACGTTTTCCACTTCGATTGGGAAGCGCTGGTCTGCCCGTCATGCAAGAGCCCCGTCGATAAGAACGACTGGATCGATGAGACGGGCATGCACAACCGCCAGCGGGTGCTGGACCGCAAAGACAAGATCCCGGCCTACGTCCCGGGCAACATGGGTTACCACGAGCGCACGGATAGCCAGCGTCAAAAAGAGATGAAGAACGCCGAGGCTATGTGGCGAGAAAGCGGCGCGGTTTTCGATGACGCAAAAGTACATGAGGAAAGGGCCCTCCGATGGAAAACGTAAACCTCCTGAACCTTAACCCGAACGAGTGGACGCTCGTCGGTCACCGCAGCTACAAGAGCGGCCTCATCGAATGGGAAGTGCACCGCGAGTTCGCCGAGCGCATGTTCGGCAAGCCACGGTTAGATCACAACGAAAAGAAAGAGATGTTCCGCCAGTACGTGAAGCTTGCAGAGCAGGATGCCATCTGGCTCTTCCACCGTCGCGTGCCCGGCACCTCGACGTTCGATCTGATCGTCTTGCCGAAGAACACAACCAAGCCCGCCAAGCCAAACCACGCCGGGCCCATCCGAGTGATCGTCACGGAGGATGAAGATGCTGCGTGACGCGGGCCGCGCACCACGGGACTTCTATCCCACGCCGCATAGCATCATCGATGTCATCCTCGACAAGCTAGGCTGGGAACCGCAGCAGGTCTGGGAGCCGTGTGCCGGGGACGGACGGTTCTCCGACGCCCTCACCGCGGCAGGACACGACTGCATCTCTCACGACATCGCCACCGGCCACGACTTCTTTTCGTGGAAAGAAGCGCAGGCTCCGGCCCTCATAACCAATCCGCCGTTCAACAAGATCCGACCGTTCATCGATCACGCCTTCGATATCGGTGTGCAACGAATGGCGCTGGTTACGAACGAGCGCCTCTGGGCATGCGGCAAGGGCTACCAGCAATGGAACAGACACCGGCCTTCACGGTTCACGAACCTGACGTGGCGAGAGGATTACCTCAACAAAGGAGGCGCACCCGACCGAGCGCTGGCCGTGTGCATCTGGGACGAGCCACACGCTCCGTCCTGCCGCTACGAAATTTGGGATAAGACCGCACCGTCAGCACCATGAGACCATACTACGAAAGCCCGCGCGATCTAACGAACGAGAACTCGGTTTCCTCGGTACTGAAAGAGAAGGGCCTCGACTTCGTGAAGATGCCCGTAAGCTATCGCCTTGATTTCGCCATGATGCGAAATGGCA